TGGCATCCCAGAGGAGGTCTACGCCCATGCCGTCCGTAATTGCTTCGAGCTTCTCGATGTTCACGCTCGTACATGCGTTCCCCTGATAGGGGGTAAGCGTCGACACGTCAACTTTCACGACGGCACTTTCACCAGTGCCGTCGGAAATGTTCGTGAACTTGAGGATGGCTCGACGGGTATCGTCGACCAGAACCTGTGTCGTTACTGCGTCAGCCATTTCCGCCTCCGATCAGGCCGTTATGGCTTAGAGCTGGTTGTTGTTCTGGATATAGGTAACAACAACCGTGCCGACGCCGGAACCCGTGTTCGTGGAGGTGATCAGGATACGAACATCCGTCGTACCAACATCAACCCACGCCGCCGTGCGAGTAGCATCGGTGCCGGGGGAAGCCTCGACGATGCCGATGGTGCCGCCCGCAACCGCGCCCGCCGCCGTAAGAGCGGTGGCAGAAGCCGTCGTGCCGATACCAAGGGTGCTCGCAGCGCCCGTCCACGCAGTACGGACATACAGCGCGATGCTGACGATGGTGCTGTTCGCCGGGATGACGATATCGGTCAGGTAGACACCAGCCGACTGACCAGTGCTCGCCGCCTGTGTGATATTGCCGGACTGCGCCATAAGCACATTACCGACATTGGCGATGTCGCTACCGAGGGTCGTACCCGTCGTGTACTTGATTTCACCAGCTTTGATAGGGCCGGAAAACGTGGTCGAAGCCATTTGCTTCTCTCCTGCACGATAAGGCCGCGTAGTCTGTGCAGCGTCCGCCGGGACGGTCTACGTGGCCGGATAACCCCGGACATAAAAACACTGTGCATCATTCATTATGAAAAGAAAAGGCCCGCCGAAGCGGGCCTTCCTAGTTTGGGAGGAACGTAAGAAACTTACGCCGCGCCTTCCGAACCGTAGACCGCACGGGGGTCAGACCAACCGAACGAATAACGCTCACGCGCCTTGTAGCGCACGTTACCCGTGTCGAAGTCACCTTCCATCGCCGTTTTGATCGGCGAGCGGACAAAGTGCTTCAGACCGTTCGGAGCATCGGTCTTAATGAACCAAGCGTCCGGATCGGTCAGGAAGTGGTTGATCGTGTAGCCCTGCGGGAGCATACCCATCGACTTCATCGCGTTGATATCGTTGTCGGCAGTACCGACGCGGAGATCAGACACGAGAATGCGCTCAGCGGTGAACTGGAGCGCCGGGGGGACGATGAGTTTCATACCACGAAGCGCGATCTTCAAACCACGTTCGTCGATGAACCCGGAGATGTCGATCAGAGCCTGTTCGAGGGACGTCTCGTTCAGGTCCGCCGGAGTCGCCGGAATGTTCGAGAAGTTACCGCCACCAACGGTCGGGTGAGCATTGGAGCACAGAGCAACGCCGTCACCGCCCTTGTAGGACGAAGAGAAAGCGTTGTTGAGCACCGACGCAGCCTTGACCTGCTTGGTGTTGGACATCGAACGAGCAAGAGCACGGGTGTAACGCGAGCTGAGTCGATCGTAGAGGTTGTCCTCAACGGCCTCTTCAGTAATCGCGAACGCCAGAGCGATCGTCTCGTGGGTGTAGCGAGCGGTATACGCTTCGTTAGCCGAATCGTACGCGATCGCCGAACCTTCGCCCTTCACCGGAGCCTGACCGAAGCCAGAAAGCATAACCTCTTCTTCAAAGGCACGGTCCGAGCTCTCCGTATCGAAGATCTCAGTGTGCTCATTGTCGTAGCGGTCATACTCAAGTCCGAACAGAGCGTTCAGACCGGGTTCCAGTTCTTTGAGAAGCTGGGAACGAGTAATAGCCATCTGTCAGACTCCTATCAGACGCCCGCACCCGTACCGTTAGCATTGTAACGGTAGAAGTGGTTGTTGAGGAGCACAATAGCCAGACGACCCGCAGCCGCAGCATCGTCGTTCGAGGGAGAGTCCTCAAAGCCGACAATGCGAAGGTTCAGGGTATTCGTGGTATTGGCGGTGGAAACAGCGAGCTCACCCGTCGAAATACCCGAAGTCGCGTTACCCGACGTCGCCGTAGCGAAGTTGGCGTTCGCGAAAACAAGGGTGTCGGCAGCAGCCGCATTGCAGTTGATCAGGAACAGGCAGTCCGGATCGTCTGCAATGTCGCAAGTTGCGACGGTGTTCGCCATGACAGCAGCAGTGCCCGGCCACTTCGGCGACCAAACGGGCTTACCGTTGAGGTCGATGTAGTTGCAGCCGAGGAACGCGCCCAGAAGCGGAACCGTGCCACCGTTGGCATTACCCACAATGTCGATCAGACCGTTGGCAAGCGGGATAACCGGGGTACCCTGATAGATAACCGAAGAAGTACCCGCCGTAGCCGTAGTCTGGATATTGTAGGTCGTGCTGCCAGTGGAGTTAGCTCCGCTACCGAGCATCTTGTACGGGCGGAGCCCGAAAGCGGCATCGATATTAGGCATTTGCTAAGATCCCTGTTGACATCATTCAGCGGAACGAGGTCCGCCGAACGTGACTCTGCTCTGCCGATCCGGCTTAAGGATCGGCATGGTGGGATTGCTCTCACGCATCAGATCATTATCAACCGCAGAGAGCTGATCGCCCGTCTGACGGTTGTAATAAGCACGACGCTGAGCAGCGATTTCAAGAGGAATCCGGGCCAGCATCAGTCCACCAACGCCAATCACACCAGCGTGCTTGCCGTCTTGAACCGTAGGCAGCTCCCAATCCGGAAATTCCTCAGCGCGAACGAGTTCAAAACCTTCGCGGATACGGGCGGAGAGATTCTTCCGATCATCTACACCGTTAGACTCGAATCGAATCCAACGATGAGCGTAACCCTCCGGTGCCGGAGGAGCGTCCAGGGAGGACGGGGGCTTCCACGCCTTTGCACGAGACGAAGAAGAGCGGCTTTCAGCCGAACGAGGAGTCTTATCAACCATGAGTAGTCTCCTTAGCCGTTCAACCGCTGAAGTTGCCGTGCATAATCTTTTAGACTCACACCAAGACGTTTGGCAATAGCCACCTGACTAGGGGTGAGTTTGACCTGCTTACGGTTTTCGGCCCGCTGAGAACCGTTTGCCGAGGCAACCATCGGAGAAGGCTTCTGTTTTGTTTCAGAAGGGGCGAACTTGTGAGGAAACTCACGGCGAATACGCTTGTCCAGTTCGGAGTAGTACTCGTCGGAAGTAGGGTCAAACCCTTCAAGTTCCACAAGATTCTTGTGAATGCTGAAGGCCGTAAACGTCATCGGTTCGTCTTGACCGAACCACTGGTTCTTTTCAGCCCACTCGGTCGCTTTGCGATCAGGCGCTACAGGAACTTGCTGCTGAGGTTCCGGCTGAACAAAAGCTCTGCGCTGCTGATCAGCTTCGTATTCGCGGCGAACCTGAGCCTGACGAAGACGCTCGTTTTCAACAGCAAGATTGGCAAGTTCGCGCTGTGCTGAAATCTGACCGTCTACATCACCACGGTCAATAGCAAGTCGGAGCCGATCATTGATCAACTGTTCCTGCGTTTTGATGCGGTTGGTCGCTTCGTTAAGAAGAGACGTATCGAGTTGCTGAGACTTCTGCCGTACCGTTTCCAGTTCAGCCTTCAGAGACTTGGCAAACTCTACAGCCGCTTGTTCGCGGCGTTCCGCTTCGCGGTACTTGAACGTCAGTTTTTCGATCCGCTTTTTGACCGAATCGCTGTACTGTTCTAACTCGTCTTCCTTCGGAAGAGTTTTTTGCTCTTCCGGTTTCTGATCTACGTCCTTGGCTTCGGGTTCAGCCTTAGCTTCTACCGTGCCCTCTTCAAGATCAATTTCGATTTCCTTCTCGTCGTCGCCGAGGGAAATCAGCTTTTCATCAGACATGAAAGCCTCCTAGGCGCTGCCTTAGACGTTGGTGATATCGTCCGGATCAGCGATGGTTGCGATGACTTCATCATCGTTAAGAATGCGGACTTCTCCACCTTCGATCTTGAAACGAGCGCCCGCATAACGCCCGATCATGACCCAATCGCCCTTCTTGCACCAAGGACCACCGGAAAACTTGTCTTTGTCAGCATACGCGTCCGGCCCTACGGCCAGCACATACGCAACGACAGAAGCAAGCGACTGGCGCTCTACATACTCGTCGGGAAGGTAGACGTCACCCTTGGTCTTTGCGCGACCACGGTAAGGGAGAACCAAAATACGCCATCCAGTCGGCTGAGGAAGCCGAGCAAGAGCAGATTCTGGAAGTTTAGTAGGGTCAAAAACCCGTTCTTCGGTTTTGACATAAGCCTGTTCCAACAGGCCCTTTTCCTCTGGTTTTTCTGCTCCCTGTTCTACAGGGACAGTACCAACAGCACTGACCATATGGTCAGGCAGGATCAAGCTAGTCATTCTGCGTAGCTTCCTGTTTCAGCACAGAGCGCAGTTCAGATTCGATTTCATCCCACACCTCCAACTTTCCTCGGAGGTGTCGAAAAGCGGCATAGTCCTGAACTGAGCCCTGTGTAATGGCTTCAACGACTACCGCTCGCCGCTCGCGTATCACTTTACGCAAGCGGTCCACCAAGTAAAGGTCATCCATCAGCGGACGCTGTAAGTAGTCGCCCGGAGCATGGCTCCCTTACCACGAACTTCCTGACGTCCCTTGGGGGCCGGGGGATTCGT